AAGTGATAGAGAAAGTCATTCCTTTGTAAACTACTTCCATAGTTTCTACAATAGTAACTCCCTGCGCTCTTATCTTAAACTCGGCATATCTTCGCGCTGTTCGTTCCTTTGATTCTGTAACCTCTGAACCATTAAGAGAGCGATAAGAAGCCCACAAAGTAGCGTAAGAAACGTAAGAAGATATAGGCTGTCCGTATTCATCTTTCGACGAATTACTAACAGCCATTATCTCAATTCTTTCTCTTAGCTTACCTATCGCAACACCCATTATACTTTAGTTCTTACTCCAGTACATTGAATTGAACAACTGATTGTTTCAGCGTCACCCTCTGGAGCTGTACGTCCTAAGTTAGAAATATAAGCGTTATAAGAGTAGGTTGAACCAGTCGAACCACCAAACAAAGCAACTACCAAAGTACCTGCGTTTTGTGCTGTTTCTAATAGGTCGTAACCTGCTGTTGAGCTTATTGTTTCATCAAACAATCCCTCAAAACTCATTACCGCGCTTCTATCGCCAGGCAAAAAAGCCCTATCTCCGCCGCTTGATTTTGAAGTTACATCTACCATGTCAGAAGTTTTCTCAAACCCTGCTGATTTACCATAAGCGACAATCACGCCGCCTATCTTTATTACCGTTGCTGTTCCTAATTGTGGCATATCTGTATTTATTTATCTATTGCACATAAAATATTTGTCGCTGTTGTACCAGTTGCAAAAACCTTTTTAATTTGGTACGGGAATGGGCCAACTGGCACCGCTTTAAACAATACTGCGCCACCTACTCCAGTAGTCACTGCGCTGTCTGTATCTGCGTGGGCTTGAGGTAATGCGACAACATCACCACTAACTCCAATATATAGAGTTCCGAATGTCCTAGCCCCTTGAAAATCGGTTATATAAGCTGTATTGCTTGCTGTTACGGCTACGACCGTATCTGGAATTGTTTTTATCATTTTAATTAGTTGTTAAAGGGGTAAAAAATTAGCTTATAAGCTGAAATTAATGCATCGTAACCCATTGGAAGCTCTTTCATGTTTCCTATTGTTACCGCTTCTCTATGTTCGTACCAATGGCCTATTAAAAGGTGCATGGCTAGTTTTAGTTCTTGAGGTACTGCCGCCGCATTTGTATATCCGCTTGTAAATTGAATTTCAAAAGCGTTCATTTGCTTGTTGATAGTCGGCATTTCAGTTATCTCAATTATTGCAGGTTCATTTAATAAGTTAGTTTGATAACTACCAGTTGAAAGAGTTTGCTGAACCACGTTAATATCAAAATACTTAATATGTGATATTGCTGTGATAGGTGTTTTAGTTAATCCGGTAAATGTTTTTACTTCGTTGTAATCTAAAGAGAGTTTCCAAGTTTGAGGCATTAATGAACACCAAGTATCGCTTTCCACTTGTTTACGAGCCGCAACTATCAAAGTAGTGATTAAGCTATCTTCTACGCTATTATCTACGCGCAAATATAACTTAGCCTCTTCTAGGGTAATTGGTTCGCTTGTTGGTGCCGTTACTAGGTAGTAATTCATTATTTACTCTTTTTTGGTTTCTCTGGTGATTCTACAATTTGCTTTTCTGGTACTTCTTTTTCACCAATAAAAACAGCATAACCCGCTTCAACTAAAACATTCGCTTGACCTTCGTTTATTTCGGCCTCTGAACCTATTTGATAAGCTAAATTAAAAGCTCCAACGGGTGATTTAATAAATTTGATTTTTCTCATGATTTTGTTTTAAAGGGGAGAGCCGAAACCCTCCCCAATTAACCTATGACAACAAGTACTATGTAGTTGTTAAGTCTAAAATTGAACCCAACGCATTAGGCTGCAAAATTGTACTATCAACATACTGATTCAAAGTATAGTTAATAGTTGCAGTTCTTGCAGATGTGTAAGGGTCAACAACTAAATCAATAACTCCGAATTGTCCTACAACAACCTGGCTGAAATCTCCAAAAACCATAGCTGAACATACGCCAGTGGTAGTTCCTTTATCTAAGTCGCTTGGTACGTTGGCAGTTGAAAGAGTATCGTAACCGTCAATTACTCCCATTTGTGATTGGAATAATCCGTTATAACCCATTACAAAAGCTCCTGAACCTGAATCTAATTCAGTTTGCTTCAACTTAGATTTAAGTTTTGGATTGATTAAGAACTTACGTCTAGCATTTCTACCGTCTGAAGTTTCAACCAAAGCAATCAATTCAAGAATCTTAGCGTAACTTGGTGCGCTTCCGTTTGTTCCCATTGAAACAATTTGAGTAATCAAATCAAGCATACCATTAGGCTCAGTTGAACCGCCTGCGCCATTAATTACACCTTGCTCCAATTTTTGCTCCAATGACATCATCATATTTCTCAATAAGAAAGTGTCAATACTTGGGTTTGTTTGCATTAATAAACGCTTTGATACGTTTGAAGCTGCATACAACAATTTAGGAGTTAATGAACGAACAGCAGTAGTTGGATCGCTTGGTGTTTGTGTTCCAACCTCACTTGAAGCCCATCCAGCTTGAACCGAAGCGGTAAAACCTCTTAAATCTACGTTACTAGATAATCCAGTCATATACTGAACTCCTAATTCGCGTAATACGGTTGCATTAAACAACGCCTCAAAGAATCCCACTTTGTCAGTTTGTACGAAATTACCTCCCGCAGTTGCTGAACTTGTTACCATTGTACGTTTTTCTGCAAGTACGTTTAAAACTTGCTCAGGTAATTGGAATGAACGTTGGTCTGCACCTGCGTTCAATACTTCACGCTCAAAACCTGCATCTACATTTCTAAACTCAGGGTCGCCATGAGCCGAAACAATCAACTTACCTAAAGAGAAATTTCTCAATTCCTTTTCTTCGCCTGAGTTGTTACGAACTGCACCATTTGAACCTGCTTTTTTAGCTGCTTCTTGAGCTGCTCTAGCTTCTTCGCCCTCAACCATTAATTGAGTTTCGATAGCTTTGTTTAAGCTGTCACGTTGCTCAAATAAAGAGATTAACTCGTCATTTTGCACGTCTGTTCTTGCTTCTGTTTTTGAAAGCTCATCTATTTTAGTTAATAACGAGCCTCTTTCTTCTTTTAGTTGTTTTGAAGTTTTCATTTTTTAAGTGATTTTATTTTAATGTCTAATATTGATAATCCTCTTTCCTCTTTTACTGGTTTAAGGCTTCTACTTTTTAATTCAACTGTTGCTTGCATATAAGCAGGATTTAAAACGGGTGCAACGTCATGAAGTTTTGCTATCTTGGTGATAGTTCTTAATTCATATTGGTAGCCGTTTTCCTCTTTATAGTTTTCAGTCCATGTGCTTGTAGGTTCGCTAAATTCAAAACTCGAACCTCTTACAATATTTAACTTAATGTTTTCGGCGCACTTTTCGCCATCTTCGTTCATGGCTTTAAAGCTATATTTTAAGCCGCGTTCATCTACCATTAAAGACAGATTATTTACGCTGCCAGTTCTTGCAAGTGGATAGTTTGGATCGTGGTTATACTTAGCCACTACATCAGTCATATCGCATCCAGTTAATGCGCTTCTATCAATCTTTTCATACCATCCCCAACCTTTACCTCCAATGAATGTTTCTTGGTCGAATAGTAAAGCGTAACCCTCAATAATAGGGTATTCTTTTTCGCCTTCCATTTCTGAACGCAACTCTACATTGCCGGTAATACTTCTTATTTCCTTTTCCATTACTTAATATTATTATTTACGTTACCGCTTCCGCTTCCGTCAACACTAGCTAAATCAATTTTGCTAGGGTCCATTGTTTTACTTTGCCAAAATTCCTTAACCTCGTTACTTATAATCATGTTGCCAGGTAAATAAGTTAAGTTCAATTCCTCTTGTTCGATTGTATTTAAATCAAACATTCTTCTACCTTCATTTGGGGTTAAAGCTCCAATCATGAACATAGTTTTTGCCCTACGTTCCTGAGCTTGTGAATCTCCTTTTAATAACATGAAAGTATCAAAGTGAGGTACTAAAAAATACTTTTCGTTCTCCTTTAAAAGTTTGGCCCTTATTTCTTGCTCAAGTCTTACAATCCACGGCATTAAACAATCGTTTACATACGCTATTTCTTGAGCCTCGGTAGTTGCTGATGTATCTTTTTGCAGTTTAAATAATGGCATCCTAAACCAACGAGCAATATCTGCCACGTTAAAATCTTGTGATTCTATGAATTGAGCTTCGTTATTATTTACTGCTATTCTTTCAACTTCTAAGCCTTGATTTGTTGCTGCAACTCCATCCGTTTCAAAGGTTCTAATGAAAGCCTCTTTTGCTTGCTTCATTTTAGCCTCATCTTTGATAGTTAAGAATTTCAGAAGTAGATTAAATCCACCTTGCCCGAAAAACTTAGCCCCAAATTGTTGAGTTGCTATTGCTTTGCCTATACTTTCGCTTGCATATCCGATAACTGACTTACCGATATAGCCGTCACCCATTCCCCTAATATGTAGAATATCGTTACCGCCAAATGTGCCTTGAATTTCTGCCGTTACATCATTTACAATGTAAAACATTTTTCTACCCTTTAAAACAGGGTTAACACATTCATCACGAAGCCAATAAAGATTTATAGGAGTTGCGTTTTCATCACGCTCAATAAATGCATATCCATTTCCACGGATTAATGCAGATTTTAATAAGGTTTGAGTAAAAACTATCGGTGTTGTAAACTCGTTTGGCCTTATACTGAAAAGTCTTGTTGCTGGATTGTTTGGTAGTGGGTAAAAATTGCCGTTCTTTTTTAATAGAACATCAAAACCCAACTTACCTATATCTTCACTAATTGCATTTACACACTCATAAAAA